AAAAAAGAAAAAAGATGGAAAGGACCAAGATACAAAACCCCCGCACGGGACGCTGGGTCTATGAAGACGGCCGTACGGCACAGCGGTTCAAGGCCTACCCTCTAGACACTTCCAAGACGTCCTGGACCCAGAAGGCCCCGATGCGGGTCTCTCAGCGCCGCAAGGTCATGGCCGAATGTGGTCCCTCGTGCTTCCTCCAACCCGAGACCCTCGGATTCCCCGTGTGCAACAAAAAACTCCCATGCGCCTACAACCGCAAGGGCATTACCGCCGCCTATGTCCGCGCCAGGGAGTGGAAGCATGAGGATGTCGCCAAGGCGGTGAAAAAGCTGCGGAAGCTGCTCTCTATTCCCTGAGGCGGCACGATAGGTTGTGCGCCCAGCATCGGTTATGGACGAGGGTCTCATACTCTTCTTCCGTGTACATGGTCCAGAAAAATTCTTCCCCATGAAAGATCCACCGGCTCGTCGGCTCCAGGTTGAGCTTTGTAATGACGCGATTGAGCCATGGCTTTTCACAATAAAAATGGAGCCACCACACGACCCGCATGCGGAGCTGATGCACAACCTTTCGGTGCATCTCGTAAAACGTCGGGTCGAATTCATAAATGTATCGCACAAGGTCGTCAGGCAATACGGTCATTCTTGTTGCTGTTGACGTCCTTGACAAAAAAAATGACGGATTGCAATTTTTTGTCTTTAATAAAATGTTCTTTGCGCTGCCGATAGAGCTGATGCGTCTTGTCTATGAATTCGACCCGACGTACCACCCCGTCTATCGCAACGCCATCAAGGCCTTTAAGTATATAGAACACAACAACACGAGGCGGTACAACCCCGCGACCGGGCACCACCAGTACTTTTTTAACAATCGCCTGTCCTCGGAATGCTATTACAATAAAAAACATCAACTGCATGGTCCTTACACCACCTACTCGACAAGCACCGGCAATATTCTCTTGAAGTATAACTACAAGGAAGGAAAGCTGCACGGGCCCTGTGAAGAATTCCATTACCTCACAGGCCTCGGAAAAGTCCTCTATACCTATGAGAACGGCGAACGGGTGTCCTCTGTCCTCTATTTTGATGATTGAGTTTTAAATGATGACAAATTACATAATAAATAAACTGCAACAGACAGATGACGCGTTTCAGAATTCCCGATATGCTCAAGAGGCGCCTTCGTTTTTATCAAGACATTGATGCCTACAGTCATCGATGGCTCCCGTCGCACCAACGGAGCATCGAGCATATTATCCCGGTACGCCTCACTCCCCAGAAGAGGGACATCCAGCACGACCCGCTTCACCTGTACGTGACTAGCACGGCGCTCAACGGTTTCCGGAGTGACTACCGCTTTGGGGGAGAGGTCGAAGAGCTGCGGTCGGGTGCTCCTCGATGGATACAGATGGAAGGAAGCTACAAGGACGTGCAGAGGCGGGTGTTTTATCCCAAGAATGGCCACCGTCTCATCGCCCACGTCGTCTGGAAGATGATGGACAAGTACCCCGAGCTGTGGGACCACGAGGACCAGCTCTTTGAGAGCACCCGGTGCTGGGACCGCTGGCTCCAAAAACCATGGACCCCCTTGGAACGACACATCCTGGACAATAACGAAATGTTATCCACAAAAAATGAACACGCTGGGTAAATTAGGCACACAAAACAAAATCATTCGAGCATAATAAAAAATAGTTTTTTATTATTTTTTCTAATCCATTCATGCTAAAACAGGAATATGGAGCGCCTTCCAGACGATGTTTTGTGCCAGGTGTTTCTTTTCATGACCTTTAAGGACCTGGATGCCCTCGGTTATCCTCTGGGGGTGGTCATGGAGCGTTTAGGAATCCGACCGCCCAAGCATGCCCGTTGGGTGTTTTATCGCCACCGCTACGTGCCCTTTGAGTATGAGTTGAGTGAAATCACCCGGTGTATCATCCATATAAAAGGCAGGGTCTATCCATCACAAACGTCATCAGATGGATGGGTCGCCTACGCCCGCAACTGCTATTCTCCGTGGGAGTACCAGACGATATTTCAGGACAAGACGAGACCAGAGATGGTGCCTTGGGTTCTTGTGGGCGAGCCGAAACTGGAAATTACCTACCGGGGAAAACGAAAAGAACGACACTTGACATTCCAAAAAGGCCAAGAGGTGGACGTCATGGATACGAACGGGGAGTGGTGGAAGGGTTCCATGGTGGCGCACAAAGACAATCTCATCCGGTATCATTTCCACGGCTGGGACTCGAAATGGGACATGTGGTACCCGAACGATTCCCTCCACGTCGCTCCTCTTTACTCGGTCACGCGAGATTGGAGGTCGGCCATCAGGGTCGGACTCTTGGTTGATTATAAAAAAACAACACAAGGTGGATGGCACCAAGGCGTTATCGCTCGCATGAGCCTCACCACCACCACCGTTTGGGTAAAGTCTTGTTCTGGTGGAAGCGACGAGGTGGAAGTAGAACGAACGAGCGAACGACTCATGTTTCACGGCGCCCACACGGGCTTTTATAGAAGCCCTTTTCGTGTCTCCAACGTGCTGTGGAAAGACGAAAAAGGGACCGATGTGTACCAATACCGCGTCCGAAAGGGTAACATGGTGCTAGTGGACCATGTCCTCTCTGATTCAGAAACACAGGCTCTTTTAGAGGACGGACACCATCAACCGTTTATTTAAATAATTGTATTTTTTTTCTTTTCCTTTTAAAAAAAGAAAATGATGAATACAGCGACTTTTTTGTTTGGAAAGGCCACTGTTCTTCTTAAAGAAGTGGACCATCGCCATAACGAGGTGTCCACCGGCCTCAAACGTTTAGAAAGAACCCAGAAACAACACCCCGAGCTTCTCCAGATGCAGAAAAAGATAATGTCGACCATCCCGGGATTTATGGCCGGCAAGAGAATCCCTGATAGGGTCATGCGACAGCTGCGACAGCAAGAGGCGATGCAGCTGGGAAAGGAAGCCATCGCCAGGACCGCCCTGAATGTGACATATGATGACGAGCGCAACCTCTACGCACAGGAGAAACATTTGAGGGGTGTGGATGCGCTGAGAAAGGTGTCCCAGGTCTTGTTGTCTGTCAAGACGCACATGACGTTCCTCGTTGAATACCTCAACAAGGCAAAGAGGGCATCGGTGGCGAGCCCTGCCTTTTATGAGAGGGTAGGACCCATCTCCAGGTACTTGGACGTGCTCACCTCGGTCCTTGAGAAATCGAGCAGGGGGTCCTACCAGGACCTCCCATTGGACATCTTGATGACCTCACCGTACCAACCACAATCCGTCATGACGCATACCACGAGGGCCATCGGTGCCCTGGGTGCCATGATGGGCAGAAAGGCCGAGGCGGAACAAAAACCGTCCAGGCCCACCAAGCGGCGTCGTGTCAGCGTCCTACAGGAACGAGAGGCTCCTGCTCCTCCTTCTACGCGTAGCAGAACCCGGCAACCGAGAGGTGGAGGAGGTGGTGTACAGCAGCAAAAGGTGGTGCAGCAGCAGCAGGGGTGGTGGTAGGGAAGGATTACCGATAAAGAATAGAAAAGAGTAATTCATGAAGAAGGATCACGAGGACAAAGTCCACATCCCGGACTCGGTATTTATTCTTGATTTCCTCGGTGCCGTAACACGCGAGGTACAGTAGAGCGAGCCCGCGTGTGGCGAGAAAGGACTCGGACGGCCTGTAAGAAGAAGCATACATCCGCGGCAGCTGATGGAAGAGCATGTCCAGAAACAGGGTTTCCTTGAAATCAAGACGAATATTGAGGTACGCGACGTCCAGAGACCGCGGATGGACCCACGTGATGTAGAATCCACCGACGCTGCATAGCATGGACGAGTACGCGGTGGTGCCAGATAACAACGGGTACTCGGACCCCATCGCCAGTAACAAGAGGTTCCATACGCTGAAATAAGAGACGGCTCCCTTGACAATCACGCGTAGCAAAGGAAGGCCTCGGTACCATCGACGCAGCAATAGAATCCGGTCCTTGACAGACATGGACCACAGCACTGACGGTCGTAATATCACCATTTTTATTTTTATACGCAGACCATTAAATTGAAATGGGAACACTTGTTTTTTTTTATTTCAATAAAAAAACGAATGGAAGAAATCCAACGATACTGTTCGTCACCCTCGTTGCAGAATTTCGAGGCGCTGTCTTTCAGCATCCGGAAAGAGATGGTGTCCCTCTCCAGGACCGCGCTCAAAACAAAAGGCGCGAATCACAAGCTGGCGTCCCTCATCCTGGGTCATTACAAGGCGTTGGATAAAGTCATGGGGAAGCCCGTCCACCCGTCATGGAGGCACCCGGTTCTTGACAAGTCGGGGTACGTGTGCGACGTCATCCCTGTGGGGACCGCGGTGTTTAGGGCCTCCAAGGACAAGGACGTCCTCAAGAACAGGGCCACCTATTTTGCGCTGGAAATCGGCAACGCGAACCAGTACCTTCCTTCTTCCAAGAAGGGATTCCTCGCGGCATACCAGACCACCAAAGAACTGAGGCTCTTCCGTCTGGACCACCTCGAGAACGCCAATCGTCTTCTCCGTGAAACCTACCGGCTGCCAGATAAAACGATGTACGTCATGATAAAAGGACTGTTTATCGGGCCGATCGCCGAGGCGTATTTTTCAAAACGAAAAGACCTGCGGGACGCCATCGTCCAGAGCGACGACCCTCTCCAGCTCAAGACCCTGGTACGGTCCAGCATCATCAAGAACGATTTTCTGTTTTCTGGTTGGCTGTGTTCTCAGGGGTATGAGGGGTACAGCGGGGGCCTCATGAAGATGATGGTCGTCGGAAACCTCAAGGACGCCTTTCCTGAAGAAATCATGCTATGCGACCCGACACGAGACCTGCGACGGGTCGCCGAGATTCAGATAAAGAAACAGGATTCCAGGAGCGCGCTTGATACCCTCCTGGAATCCTGGAATCTATAAAATTAAAAAAAAAATTGCATAGAATAAAAATGTACAAGAATCTACAATCGTCCTACCTCGTAGAACATTTCGGCGGTGGTGGTGGCGGACACGGCGGCGGAGGAGGTGGCGGACACGGCGGCGGAGGAGGTGGCGGACACGGCGGCGGAGGTGGTGGTTTTGGTGGTGGCGGAGGGAGGGGTGGAGGTGGTGGTTTTGGTGGTGGCGGAGGGAGGGGTGGAGGTGGTGGCTATGGTGGTGGAGGTCGAGGTGGTGGTGGTTATGGTGGTGGTGGCTATGGTGGGAGGGGTGGTGGCTATGGTGGGAGGGGTGGTGGCTATGGTGGGAGGGGTGGAGGTGGATGGCACGGTGGTGGTGGATGGCGTGGTGGTGGTGGGCGGGGATGGTACGGGAGGGGTGGTGGTGGTGGATGGTACGGTGGGTACGGGTACCCGTGGTACAATAATTACTACCCGTACACCACAAACGCCTATTACTACCCGTCGTACATTAGCAACGACTGCTTTTGTCAGGATGAGAGCGCGGTCCAACAGAACCCCCAGACCGCGATATGCCCCCCGAACGACCGCTGCGGTGCCTGCACCCCCACCCAGTTCTGCAGTAACTGCAACATGAACTACTCGGGCTACTGTTCCTAAACCTATTTAAAGAGAATGATTTATAAATAAGGTGGGTAGCGTAGGGGAGCGGTCAAACCCGGCAGACTTAAGCTCTGCTCCTTATGGTTCGCCGGTTCGAATCCGGCCGCTATCACCACCCAAAAAAACCGCATTAACTCAGTTTGGTCAGAGTGTCGGCCTTTTAAGCCGAAAGTCGAGAGTTCGAGCCTCTCATGTGGTATTTTTTTTTTTTGAAAGAGAAATGACTATTTCAAAAACAACATTAAAATCACGTCTAGGCGTCGCGAGGGACGTTTCGTCGGGGGGATTATTGCTCGCTCAACTCGGATGCGCCATGATCCCTGGCTTGGGAGAAATTGAGATGGTCGCGCGTGGGTTTGAAATGTTCAACAACGCCACGGCCTTTCGTCAGCTGGGGACCTCTATTGGCGACTTTGCTCGCGGAAAGTACGGCAAAGGAGTCGGAAATTTGGTGGGTGCGGTGATGCAGGCAGGAACTGGTATCAAGACCCATAATACCAACATCACGAGAAGAGCGTTGAATGGAGCCCTAGATTCCGCAGAAAGGCTGGAAAAGGCTTCTGCGGCGGCAGAGGAAGAAAAAAACCTCATGCCGATTGAAAAGGAAAGAATCAAGCAGGAATTGCGTGACGCTGAGTCATCGTCTTACGAAAAGGCTCAGGGTTATGAAGCAGAAATTGCTTCCTACAAAAGAAAAGTCCAACGGACCAATATGTATATAGGCCATATCGACGAAGCGATGACATCTACGAGCACTCACGCAGAAAGACTCGAGCTTCTGAGCGAGCTTGACACGAGCGATCCAACGCAAGCGAGCCTGCACGAGTGGCTAACAGATTTTGACAAGGATGAAAATACTCTACAGGCGAAACTGTACGCAGATCGACAACTAACTAACACGGATTTATATGGACGAGGAATATTAGACCCAAAAAAAGCAAAAGACTTGGCAAAAGTAAGGTACGTAGATGAATTCCACCAAACAAGCTCTTATCAATTTTATTCACGAGAACTACCAAAATATAAAACGATGTATGAGGAAGACGTCTCTACATTTGAGTCGAATAGGAAGAAAGCACAGACAGAATTGGACTCGATAAACCGACAACGGGTGGATATCTCTGCGCCATATTTACGACAGTTGGCCATTGCTGAACAAAGAATAAAATCGGCTCAACAAACGATTGATTCTTTTGATAAGAGTGTTAAAGACCTGATACAGATACAAAAGAAATATTCGACGCTTTATTATAATTTGAGGATATATCAGCTAGCGAGCGATACGACATCCAACATTAATAATTATGCCTAATCTGACTTTTTTTTTTATTCAAGAATGAAATAAAAAAGTTTCAGATCGGGTAATCATAGAGGGACCCGTCCCGGTCGCAAGAGTCTACACGGGTCCAATCCGGGGAGAAATCACCCTTGCCTTTCCAGGAGCACGAGGGTTTGCAGCAGTCCTGCATCGTGGTGATGCAATAATGACCCTGGGCGCGGTCGCCTCGGCAGCGTTTCGAGAGGTAGAGGTCCGGGTGGGGCAGAGGAAAGCCCTCGTCGTCTTTTCTCTGGAGTCCCGACGCCATGTAAAGCCCTTGGGGGCACCGGACGCGTTCCGTTTGAATCTCGACAAAATTCTGGTGAAGCATCTCGTGGTTGCTCCGTATGCAGCTAGAAAGAAGCGGTGGGTTTTCTTCCAACACGGCACGGCACCTTTCTACGGCCTTGTCCGGGTCCTCCAACCACTTGATGCCTCCCGAGTAGCACGGGTCTCCTGACCCATAGGCGGCATTTGTCCAGTCCTGGAAAGACGTCGAGAACATGGCCTGCCGACAGGGCCCGCCCTGACAAAACCTCGTTGTGCAGTCGGAATTACACGACGTGTAGTAGCCGAATCCTCCCGCACCGGTATAAACGTCAAACTGGTAGGGCATGACGTCATACCCGCTGTTGATGACCTGCAGGACCAAAAAAGGGAAATCGTCCCTCCATACCCTCTCGGCATCCAGCAGCTGGACCTGGTAGCACTTGCCACAGTCCTCGTCCGTACTCGACCCGGCCGTTCCGTACGCAAACAAGGGATGGAGGCCGTCATGCCTTGCTGCGCCAACCATGTCGTCTGACAAGAGGCTCAGGTGAGGGCATGCGTACGCGTACCGGTCCGCCTCGAACCCGTTGGCACACGCGCTCGGGTACTCGACCATAGGATAAAGGCGGGGAACCGGAAAAAGGCCATGGGCCGTCTCTGTCATCGTCAGGTTCCATGACCACAACATGTTTTTTATTCTTGTGGATATCATCACCATAAATCGTTTCTCCGACCGTTCCAGTGGACCGCGGCGTGTCCCAGATGTTTCACCGAGGCGGGAAGGACGTGACGGGACGAACGGCGCTTGAAATACTTGTGGAGAAAATCCATGTCACACACCCCACAGTTTTCCGAAACGGGTTCGTACAGGGCGTCCTTCCTAAAATACATTTGGAAATACCCCACGAAAAAATACTCGCGCAAAGTGGAATAAAGGACCCCCTCGTTGCGTTCGAGGGCCTCGGGGCTCTTGTAATCATACCTCTTGCACCCGTACAGGGCCTTTTTATCGAGGCTAGGGGTCGCTTCCTCCATGACCCGGGAAAACTCGGGGGGCAGGACGATGTCTGAATCCAAAAGAATCACCCAGCTCTCTGGATACAGCGAATGGACGAGCGTCTGTGCTTTACGGACCGCCCCTGACTTGTTGAACGCCGACCCCGGGGTGGTGAAAAACCCGTCAAAAAACACCAGGTTTATCTTGGGGTTGCGGCGGCGCTCCATCTCGAGCACGCTCACGGTTTGGGTGTCTCCGCGATGCACCACAAAGTACCAAGCGTCGAGATGCTCCACGTTTGGCAAAATAAAAGGGAGCTTATCGTGGTACCGGACGCTCACGGTGATGGCGACAATCATCGTTCTTTTCTTTACTAGAGGAAAAGAAAATATTAAATCAACAGGCGCTGTGAAGCCACGCCCTTGACGTGAAAGGACCGTCGATGAAAGACGGACGGCCCCCATTCCTGGAGCGCCCGAACGTGGGCCGCGGTGCCGTACCCCATGTTCTGAGAGATGCCGTATCGTTCGAGCTCGGGGTGCTCGGCCACCAGACCGAGGAGGAACTCGTCACGACGCGTCTTGGCAAGAATGCTCGCCGAGGCGATGGCCGGGTCTGTGTCATCGCCTCGGACGATGCATTCATGAGGGATATCATACCCTTCGGCGTCAATAAAAGGCCGAAACACTGACCCATCAACATGGAGACAGTCGGGAACAATCTGGAGGCCTTGGACCGCCCGGTGCATCGCGTTCATGGTCGCCTCGAGGATATTGACGCGGTCGATTTCCCTCTCGTCTGCATACGCCACGGCATACGCAATCGCGTTTTGTTCTATCCAGGCAGCGGACCGCTCGCGCTGCCGCGCCGTCATCTTCTTCGAGTCTCGAATCACAATCTCTTCCTCTGCCGCCATGTCCATAAAATCCTCTGGAACGACCACGGCAGCGGCACATACCCTGGAAATCAGGGACCCACGACCGGCTTCATCGATTCCGGCAACGAGCATTTTTTTTAATTTGGTTCTTGTTGGTTCCTGCACAAACATTTTCATTTTTTAGTAGACGGCGCCTCGGGGTCTCGGAGGCTCACCTTGTAGCGCGTATTGATTTTATTCACAAGGGCGCCGTCATACTTTCCCTTGCCGTTCTCGACCCCCGCGATGACCGAGACCGGAACGGCCAGCTGCCTCGCCAGGGCCTCCTGGGTGAGACCCAGGCTCGCACGGAGACGAACGAGGTTGGTGCGCACGGTCTTGTCATAGGTGGGTACTGAACCGACGCTTCCTTCTTCCAGGAGCGTCTTTTTCATCTGCACAGAATTATTTTTTTCGGTAATGACCCTCTTGGTGGGGCCGTTGGACGAGTACGGATTGCCCTTGATGGTAATCTTTTCCCAGTCCTGGTGTTCCATTTCTCTTTTCTATTTTTATTCTAGAAATAGAAACGCGTCAGTTTTTTTTTCCTCCCCTAGTCTTCCTCACCCGATTCGTCGTCATAAGGCTCGCTCCCAAAAAGGCTATCGACCAGCGAGTCCGGGACCGCGGTGCGACAGTTGGGGCATCGAACGTTCTCAGGGTCCATCCCCAACAGACAGGTCATGTGAAAAAAATGACCACAGGGGAGCATGGTTCGAAACGCGGGGTCCTGGCATATCGAGCACGTCTCCTCGACGTTCTTGTGCTGAGAAAAGGCCGCAAGGAACAGACAGCTGGAACACGAGGGCGACGAGGTGTGATTGCGAACGGTGCCGCATTCCCGGCACACGACAAACGTGTCTGGGAAATCAAAGAGCGCAACGAGGGCCTCGCGCACACCCCTTGTTTCTATCTTGACAATCTGGAGGTGAAAGCTCTCTCCAATAGTGAGCCGTATGCTAATGGTAACCAGTACCTCTTCCATCCTTTCGTTTCCATAACCCGAAAAGATGACCCGTTTAAGACTCGCATTCTCTAGTCGAAAGCACGAATGGCGTAGGTCAACATCATACGACCATCGACGAGACGCCTGCGTCGGGATAATCTCCCGCATAACGGACAATAGTTCATTCATTATTAATTTCTTCTTATGCCTGCTCTCTCCCTAGGATTTCATCACCATATTCAATTTTTTCAACAGGCTGTCACCCAGGTGAAACTTTTGCACGCTGCGGCCGTCAAGAGAGGCCACGATAACGGACCGGTCTGCAAGGAGGACGCTGTACTCGTTGATGGTGTTTTCTTTCCAGACCTGTGCGACGATGTACACGAGGAACACGGCGACCCCCAAAAAGATGTAGTGTGTTCCCAGGAGAGTATCGAGACGGCTTACGACGTCTTTGAAATCGGGAGGAAAGTTTCCACAGTCCACGTTTCTCCATCTCTGGTAGACCACGACCATCGACACGATAATGTACACCAGCACGGCCAGCGAGAACACGGCGTACGCCTTGAGGAGGTTGGTGGGCCGCGTGGTAATGTCGAGACGTCCCCTTCGGCTGAGGTCCCATTCCACCACCACGGAAAACAAGAGCCACAAGGCCACCACGATATACTGGCACGCGATGAGCCAGTACGCGCGACGCGCCCATAAGAGGACGTTGGAATACGCCTTCCACGCGGGGTTCTGGAGGGCGTCGTGAATAGACCGGAGAATGCTGCGGCTATTCTGAAAAAAGACGCTACCCTGTTGAAACACCGTGATGATAAACGTGGCGAATAATAAGAGCAGGACATCAAACGTGGTCTTCATGGTTGTTTTTTATTTTCTTTTGGATAAATTAATTTTGTAAAAAAAAGAGTCCCTCGTGGGTCGCGAGGAGCTGCTGCTGGGGGTCGCGGACCAGGATATTTCCCGAGACCCACGCGTCGATAAAATACCGGCTCCTCGTGATGCAATTCAAGAGGCCCACGATGAACGCCACTTTTTCAGACCCGTCCTTCTCGAGCATTTCAAACACCTCGGGACGCCGGCTCTTGAGGGAGTGCGTGACCACCGAAAGGGCCTGACAATTGTCCTTGGTGTTCATGGACCGACTTCCGTTGATGTGGTCATACTCCATCAAGAGCAGCGAGTCCTTGAGGACAAAATCCATCACTGAATCACGGCATTCCTGGCGGTTAAGGGTCTGTATCTTGATGGAAGGCGTGAAATTCTTTCTCTTTTCTGAATCCTGTGACACGACCGGTTCAGTGATGAGTAGGGCGGTCAGTGGTGGAGGTTGTGACGACGATTCGCAGAGGGTTGGTGGTGGTAATGGTTCGCTTACAGGGACAGGGACCCGTGGTGGTGGTGGTGGGGTGGCTTTTTCGGCCTTGTAAAACTCGCGCTCGTGCAGCTGCTGGAGGTGCTCCATGGTATAGCGCAGGTCATTGTCCCGGAGCACACCATAGTTTTGTTTGTTGTACTGGATGCCCAGGAGAGCGTTGAGACTGTAAGAATGGTACCATACCTCGTGCTTGACAAACCACGAGAGGGGCTCTCCACGGGGCGCGCGGAGGTTGAGGTCCCGGCCCATGACGCGACCCCGCCGAATAATGTCGAGAGTGCAGGTCGGGTAAAGTCCCATGCACGTGGAAGAATGCTCAGCGTCGCGCAGATGGATGCTCCGAAACGTGAGCGTATCCACGAGACGCATGCCGTCAAAGAGGCTGGGAAGAACCTCGTGGCACCGGAGAACGCTATTTCCGTTTTTGCGCTTTTCTACAAACTCGACGCCCTCCCATTTCTTGGTCCGGGTGTTTTGGAAATACACGCGATAAAACTGCAACGAATCCTGGTACACCGTAATGACCGTCTCCAGGCCGTCGGGATTGTCGTCGACCCAGGAATAAAAGGGGTCGGTTGCTTTCCGGAAAAGGTCGTGCTCGCGAATGTCCATCTCGCATATCTCACCGTCCGTCTCGGCGGTCCCCTTGAGAGAGATGCGGAGGTTTTCATTCTCGTGGAGCAGGTAGCGGTAGTGGTAGGCGATGTCATCAAAGACCTTTCGGAAGAGATAGACGACGAGTTTTTTATCAACGGGCTTGGCGCAGAGCATCTCGTTGCGGAGCCCTTCCAGGATAAACGTTGACCCATGATGAAACGGGTGGGCGTCATGAAAATAGTCCACCCCAATCTCCATCACCTTGGGGTCCCACCGGTCCTCGTCCGCCATGTCCTGCCAATCCGCCACCGCCTGGAAAGAACGACCGTCGTGCTTGGTCATGACGGTCAACTTTTCAGCCAGGTTGACGGAAGCCGTCTTGAACCCGGTGCCGTACTCCCCGACATCCGTCTCGGACCGCTTCCTCTCATAGGTCCATGAAAACACAGCCTTGAGGTTTTCCAGGGGTATGCCTGATGGTGCGTTATCGCTAATGAGCAGCTTGTGAGGATTGCCGGTACTGCTGCGCTCGCGGATATCCACACGGATTCGGTCGGCCCCGGCGTCGACCGAATTATCAATAAACTCAAAGAGACATGAACTCGTCTCGTAATTCCCCGCACGGGCCTTCTTGACCTCACCTCGTATCGTGGGTCGACAACAATTCGTTGGTTCCATTCCTTTGTGAAATAACACAAAGAGCCTTTAAACTGTTTTTGTAGCAAACGGCTACAAAAATTCCGATTGTGGTTTTGCATTTATCTTTCTTTGATTGTTAAAACAATTTATCCAGTAAGAGACTAACTTATGCAAACAATTTATCCAGTATGCGACTAATTTATGCGAGTACATCTTCCTCCTCTTCTTCGAGGCCATCGATAGACTCAGAGTCTGACCCTGTCGTGGAATCCGAGTCGTATCCGGCGCTTGAAAGCGCCTCTAAAAACTCTTCCTTCTTCTTGAGGTTCTTGATGCTGATGCCCTTCTCCTTGCAGACCTTCTTGAGGTCGGGGACCTTCATCTTGAGATAGTCCTCCTTGCCAGCCTTCTTGAGGATGGGAGACAGCTTCTTGAGGACGGGAGAGGGCTTCTTCTTGAGGGGCGCCTGGGGCGTCTTCTTGAGGACGGGAGACGGCTTGGTGGGTGTCGCGGGTGCAGCGGCGGGCAGAGCGTACTCGGCCTGCTCCTCCTTGGTCAAGAGCTTCCACCGCCTCGAGGTCTCGGTCGAGCGCTGTCCGAATTTCATCTCTGGGTGCTCTTCCATAATCTTGGCCCTCACCGCATCAGAAAAGTTCTGATAGGCAGACTTCTTCTTGGGCTTCCCACCCCCCTTCTTCCTGGAAACCTCCTTCCAGAGGGAGACCATCTCGTCGAGCTCGAGGCCCTCGTGCTTCTCCATCAAGAGGCGGCAAAAGTCCTCGACCGAGGCATCAATATATTTCTGGATCTTGTTGGAGAGAGCCATGATTTCTGTGATTGTGATTTGCTGGAGAGTCAAACAAATGTCAGTCAATAATGTATGTGTGTGTATAAGCGTGCTTTTCTACGCAAAAAAGACGACGAGGCTTCAGTTTTTAGCGTAGAGGTACAAGAGAAAAATCAGTCATCTATCTTAATAAGCGTGCTTTTCTACGCAAAAAAGACGACGAGGCTTCAGTTTTTAGCGTAGAGGTACAAGAGAAAAATCAGTCATCTATCTTAGTAAGCGTGCTTTTCTACGCAAAAAAGACGACGAGGCTTCAGTTTTTAGCGTAGAAGAATGTTGAGAGATTTTTATTCCACGGTCACCACCTTGGCGAGATTGCGAGGGTAGTCAGGCTCGTTTCCTCGGGCCGTGGACAGGTGAAGCGCAAACACCTGCATGGCGATATTGGCGAGAAGAAAAGACCACGGGTGTGAGGGGACCTCGATAAACTCGACACCCAGCGTTTTATCAAACTCAAAGGACAACGTTCCCACCACGATGACACGGGCGCCGCGCGCCGCCACCTCGTGGAGGGCGTTTCTTGTCTTTTGGAAGCCCTCGGGGTCCGTCGCGAGAAAGACGACCGGTGTCCCTTCTTCGAGGAGCGCAAACGGGCCGTGCTTGAGGGACCCTGACGAGTAGGCCTCGGCATGTACGTACGCGAGTTCTTTGAGCTTGAGACAGGCCTCCATGGCGATAAACAGGTCGGTGCCTTTTCCTAGTATAAACATGGACGTGGTCGAGGAAGGAATCGTGGTGGCAAGGGTATGGAGACGGGCCCAGTTTGTTTCAAGGAATCGTTCGACAACGTCACCGAATCCAGAGTAGGCCGTCACGTCCTCGATGGGCTCGTCTGACAACCAGCGGGCGATGAGCCACAAGACGATGACTGACGAGGTGAAGGACTTGGTCGACGCGACACCCTTTTCCTTGCCGCAGTTCAGATACACACCGCCGTCAGTATTTCGTGCGATGAGCGAGTCCACCACGTTGACCACCCCGAGCTTGACGTCGATGGAGAGTTTTTCCAGGACCGAGTAAAGGTCCAGCGTCTCGCCGCTCTGTGAGATAAAGAGGGCGCACGCCCGGGACCCATCGTCTGAAGGGGGGAGGTCCGCGGTGCTGAATTCCGAGGCGTCCAAGGCCATCGCGAAAGAGGCCCGTGTGAACCGTCGCAAGAAGCGGGCGCCAAGAAGCGCCGCGTGGTAACTCGTCCCGCACCCAAACAGATAGAAACGGCGACACTCTCTCAACGAGGGGACCTGTTCGAGCCCACCGAGCTTGACACGGCCCAAACCGGTCAATCGGGAGCCGTAATGGAGGCAGCGACGGATGGAAGAGGGCTGTTCCATAATCTCCTTCTCAGTAAAGGAAGAATACGCGTGCGAGGTCTCTTCCTGGGTCCAATCATTCAAGAAAAGGGTGGCACCGCAGTAGTCCCCGTCGCCGGCGCAGTAGCATCGCACACACCCATCCTTGTTCTCCATACAGTACAGGCTATTGTCGTTGATGGAGATGTACTCACGGACGTGGTTCAAGAACCCACTCTTTTCAGAGACCACCATACCCAGGGTCTTGTCATCGCTGACCCCCATCAGGATGGGGCTCCCTTTCCTCGCACAGAACAAAACTCCTGGCAGCAACAGACACTGAACAATAATGCCATAGGTTCCCTCGAGGGCCGAGGTTGTGAGCGCCATGCTCCGTAAGAGGCGTTTCTGGATGTCTTTTTCGACATCCTTTTCGGTAATGTAAAAATGATAGGCAATCTTGTTGATAATAACCTCGGAATCGGTCGAGGAACGGAAACAACACTTTTTTTCAAGAAGGAATTGCTTGTTCTCCTCGAAATTCTCGATAATGCCGTTATGAACGATGGTCAACTGGCCCTCCAAGGTATCCAGGTGCGGATGAGCGTTTTCGAGGGTCACCCCGCCATGGGTGGCCCATCGGGTATGCGCCGTCCCGTTGCTAAAATCCCGTTTTTCTTCCTTTAGGTAATCCAGGAGGACATCCTTTTCTAGCGATTTCTTTATATGGTAGGCCCCTTCAGAGATAAAGCAAGCCCCTATGGAATCATACCCACGGTTCAATAGTTCGACGATAGACCCATATAATATCGACTTGGTCCGCCAATTCTCTGTAGAGGACAGTACTCCTACAATACCGCACATGGTTTTATTTCTCGTAAAAAAAAATTTTATATTGATAGTATATAGGTAAATCAATATAAAGATGTGTGGCTGCAACGGACAAAATCGCCCTGCAGTTCGGGTTCAAAGCTCTCCTCCTTCTCAGCAACTCAACGGTCTCGTTGGAAACGCCGCCAACGAAAGGACACAAAAACTCATCGAGCTCCTCAGGGCTTCCTCTCACAGGCGTTAGATTCTATTTTACACCATAAATAGAATGTTCCTTTCTTTTTTTTTTAATAACCGATTTCAAAAACTTTTTAAAAATACTTTTTTTAAAAATCTAAAATACTTTTAAAATTTTTTAAAAATCTAGAAATGTTTCTAAAATACTTTCTGCATGGAAAAAAAATCTAGAAATGTTTCTAAAATTTTTTAAAATCTAGAAATGTTTCTAAAATACTTTCTATCTAGAGAGACTTGGTGAGCAGGTCCTCGATGACCCGTGCCGACTCGTGGTCGATGTTGGTTCCCAGGGAGAGGACTTTTTCAACGCCCTGCTCGCTATTCAGGATAATGTTGGCGTGGTAGGACCGTCCCATACGACCCACGCGCCCCATTAGCTGGTAGAGGGTCGAGACGGACTCTTCGGCGGCAAACGACCCGTCGATAAACACGTTGGTCAGGCCCGGTAGGTTGGTACCAAAGACAACGTCCTTGTTGGAGCACAGAAACATGAGCTTGTCGTAGATGCTCATGACGAGGTTGCGCTGAAACTCAGTCATGTGCGTCTTGCAGTACATTCCGATTCCCGATGCCATCATCATGTTGGTCTGCTCGTCAAAGGCGCTCTCGAAATGGTTCGGGAGGTCGATGGCCATGCGCGGGTTTCCTTTGAGGGTGTCATCAGGGTAAAACCTCGAGAAATGTTGAAGGCTGTTGACAACATAGCGAGGAGGAAGCGTAACCCTCGTGCTGGCGTCCTGGAGCTCTGACATGGCCTGGAGCTTTTCAATCCTGGACATCTTGGACTTGTCGAGCCTATCCGTTTGTTTCTGGACCACCGCCTCGTTCTTCTTGGTGCTCTCCACGATTTCTGACCATTTGACGTCCTGGTCATACAACCCCTCAATCATCAGGTCCGTCTGTCGCATCACGTCCTTGGTGATGTAGAGCGTCTTGCCGTCATAGTAGCGGGACTGCTCCTTGAACATCTGCATGGCGTCCGGGGGCGGCATGACCCTCGGCCTGTACTCTAAAAAGTCCATCATGTGCTCTGGGTCCTTGCACAGGACCCCAATCATCTCGATGGCATAGTCGATGACACGGCTGGTCGTGATGCGACCAATATCCGGGAACTGGTGAGAAAACGTCATGCCGTGGGGCTCGAGGACGTTCTCGACAGACTTGGACCAGTAGTACACGTGCTTGACGGGGTAGGCGCGGCGGATACGGGGATTGACCATAATCTCGCGATGAAGCGCCTCCATGTCCTCGAGCGTCTTGGCCTGATGATGGGGCATCCTCAAGAACCCTTCGCTGTCAATCACCGCACACGAGATATTGACGTCGGCCGTGGCGACCCTCTGGAGACACACCTCGGGGGTCGTGGAATGGCGCCGGCAGAAATGGTCGACAATCACGGGCATGTTCTCAAACTTGGGGAGGATGGCCGAGAGGAGCACGGTCTGGCGGGGGAGGTGGCGACAAATGCCCGCCATGAGCCGGTTCGAGGCGTCGTCTGACACAAACTCATCAATATAGGCGACAAAAGGGTCCCCAAAGAGGTGGGCGTCCTTGAGGATCTCGTACGTCGCCTCCAGGTCCGCGATGATAATGTCAGGTATCTTTCCGGTGGCCTTGGTGTAGAAATTCCACTGCTCCTCGATGGTCCCCGTCTTGTCCCGGTCCTCCTTCTTGTACACCTTTTTCCATGTCGAGGGGAAGCACCGCTTGTGGGGGCGGAGGAGCACCATGGGCAGGCTGGTTCCTTCCTGGCGGATGAGCTTGGCGAGCCACACGTGGAGGTCGTCCGTCACCAGCGCGGTGCTCGAGACGTCCTTGTTCACCAGGTCGTTGGAACACGCAAACAGCACCGTCTTGTTCAGCTTGAGGCTCGCCATCTTCTTGGCGAGGGGTGCCGAGAGGAACGTCTTGCCCGTACCGGTGGGCATCTGGTTTCCGAGGAGGAGCGGCTTGTTCTTGAGGACGCTGTCGCAGATCCGGTCAATCGTGAGCTTTTGTTCGGGATAGAGGCGCTTCGTTTTGCCGCGCTTGTGTGCCGTGCAGTCCACCAAAAGGACCGGGTTCAGAAAGAGGGTCTCGTACATCTCGTCGCTGACTTGTTGGCGCAGAATGTCCCGAATGTTGTCGAGGCTCGCCTTGAAATCCTCTCGCGTAATGTTCTTGTACTCGTCGTCATAGAGACGATTAAACGAGATGATGGCGTCCAAAACAATTGCCTTGGGCGCGGTACGCTTCTTGGACTGGAGGAGGTAGTTCCAGACGATAACCATGAGGAAAAACGTGACCTGCATGTCATACTTGGCGCGGACCGGTTGCAGCGTCTTGGAATCAAAACGGATGGACTGGATGTCCTTTCGAATAATCTCCGCCTCCACCTTTTGGTGTATCGCGTCGCGCTTCGACGGGGGCTTCTTGCCGCTCTTGCCCTTCTTGTCTTTTTCTCCCTCGTGGGGGTTCACTGTGACCCATGCCTTTAGGTCCGGGAAGCTCTCCAAAAAGGCCTTGAGGACCTGCGGATTGTTCCAGTACTTGTCGGTCGTGTCTTCGACGGGGTCGTACGCATCCTGAACGAGGCTCCGGACCGTTTCCCAGTTTTCTGGTTTTTCTTCGATGATTTTCCAATTGAATCCCTGTTTCGCCATGATTTTATTCTGTCGTAGGGATGAGTTTCGTGAAAAAAATAGATATACTCTTGCTTGACTTTCATGTTAAAAAAATGAAAATGCATCATTTTTTCATGTATTGTGGCTAAAAAATGTTTGCCACTGCTCGATTCCGGTCTGATGTCTTTTATCGCAGAGCGTTTGAAGGGCAGAAAAAAAAAGGCGCCACCACCAAATGGGTGGATTGGGGTGTGTTTTATAGCGAGGGTCATGCCGTCCGGAGCTGTGTCTTTTCACCAGACATGTCAAAAGCCGTCCTCCTTGACAAATCCAACAAGGCCCATTTCGTGGCCGTCCATGAGTCTGTTCAGGACATGGTCGTGTGTGACCTCATTCAAAAGAAGGTCCCTTTCAAGGTCCTCGAGCCAAGCCGTACCGTCCCCGCGACGCTTTTTGCGAGCTTTTTATACCGCATCGGTTTCACCGTTGCTTACCTCGTCGGGGTATCCGCCGTCTTTGGGTTTATCCTGCAGGGCAACGACCCGCTCCGACCGCTCCAAAGTTCCCGGTTCGAGGTGTTTCGTCCCGACGCCACCGCACCGCCGGTCGAATGGGTGGGAAGCACCGAGGTCCTGGACGAGTGCATGGAAGCCCTGTACCTGATGCGCAGCAATTTACCGGGCGTGGTGGCTCCCCGGGGGCTCTTGTTGGAGGGCGACCCCGGGACCGGGAAAACCCTCTTGGCGAGGAAGATCGCCTCGGAGACCAACGCCACATTTATCCCGGTCATCGGGTCCCAATTTGTCGAGACGTACGTAGGCGTGGGCGCACAGCGCGTTCGACAGCTCTTTTCTCTCGCGAGGTCTCACCGTCCCAGCATCATCTTTATCGACGAAATCGATTCGATTGGGAGCCAACGAGGCGGTGGCAACGCCCTCGGCAATTACAACGACGTGGAAAACACCCTCAACCAGGTTCTCGCCGAGATGGACGGGTTCCACCAGGGAGACGGTGTCTTTGTCGTCGCGGCAACCAATCGCGCCCCCTCGCTGGACAGGGCGCTGGTCCGACCAGGGAGGTTTGACCGTCATGTCCATATCCCGCTCCCGGACGGACCCGCACGACAAAAACTCCTCGGGCATTTTTTTGAAAAAACCGGGCGCGACGTGTCGAGCCTGGACCTGGACGGCATCGTTTCCCTGACAGAGGGCTTCTCGGGTGCCGACGTCCAGAAACTGGTGCGAGAGGCCGTTGTCTATGCGCACCGCGACCGCGAGGAAAAAGAGATTCGATGGAACCACGTGGACCTCGCCATCGAAAAGCATTTTATGGGCGTTCTCAAGACGCACGACGACCGTACTTTGGAAGAAATTGCCCGTGTGGCGGCCCACGAGATGGGACACGCCCTTGTCGTTCACGCCTTTCCCGAACATTTCAGACTACGCAAGGTCTCCATCCGGCCCAACCATCGCGATATCGGGGGCTACACGCTCTTTGATTTTTCTCCCAGCGCAGACAAGAGCACCCGTGATTTCCTGGAGAAGCGCATCGCCATCCTCATGGGAGGCAAGGCCGCTGAGCACATCGTGTACGGCGACCATCACGGGGCAAGCCACGGTGCGACGCACGACCTCTCAGTCGCCAACGAATGGGCCGAAAAGATGATTACGGGGTTTGGCTACTCGGAACGCCACCCCACCTTTTCCGGGTCACGGTCTCTCCCTTTATCACCCGGTATGCTCCACGACGCCCACACCGAGGTCCAAAACATCCTCGACCGCGCGTTTACCCGTGCAGTCAACATCCTCAACGCGTCCAGACCCCTACTGGACACCATCATCCCCGCACTCGTCCGCACCGTCTCCATGAACGAGCACGAATTCATGACCCACTTAAAAGAATAATGTGGTAAAGATAAAATGCCGGTCCATCCGATCGGGTTCTCGATTGATGCCTCCAAGGTCGTGGAGGACGTCCCTGAGAAAAAGAGGCTGCTCTCGCCCCTGATTCCAGGAAACTTTTCGACCTATATCTACCATAATGAAGAGGACTATTACACACAGTACAAGGAGAGCTATTTCGCAACGACCCATTTAAAGGCGGGGTGGGATTGTATGCGGCATTACGAAATCCTGGCCTGCGGCTGCATCCCCTTTTTTCCTAATCTCGAAGGCTGTCCACCCAATACCATGACGCTGTTCCCAAAAGAAATCGTGCTCCAATCCAACCATTTGTACGACACGCTGGCCAAGAGCCCGAACCCGATGGCGCTGGCCGAGGAATTGAACCTGAAAGACCACTACATCCGGCCCTTGTTAGAGCACACGAGAAAGAGGCTGACCAGCAAGGCGGTTGTCGACTACATGCTGGGTTGTCTGGACTCTGACAGGGACATCCGACGAGTGCTGTTCCTGTCGGGGAGGACTGACCCGGACTACCTCCGGTGTCTCACCCTTGCCGGGTTCAAGGAATTGCTGGGTACGGAATGCCATGACTACCCCCGGATACCCCACATTTACCGCGATTTTCCCGAGGACAGCCTTGGTCGGTTGTACGGCAAGGGCATCTCGTACGCACGTGTGGTGGACCCCAAGACGCACCAAGAGGAATACAACGCAAAAGTTGAAGAGGACATTCGCGAGCACCGGTACGACCTCGTGCTCTACGGGAGCTACCACCGAGGGATGCCTTTCTGGGACCAGGTCAACGCGGCCTACGAGAAGAAGGACATTCTCCTCATGTGCGGTGAGGACCTGCATTCGTGCAACTATCGCGACTATTCAGACCAGGGATATACCGTGTTTGTCCGGGAATTATAGTTTTTTTTCTATTCTGAATCAAGAAGAATAGAAATGAAAAAACCTAATAGGTGGTGAGGAAGTCGACGAGGTCCTTGTCCATGAGCCTCTCTGCCAGCCGTCGGAGGCTTTCCAGGGCCCCGTTGTCCAGCGGTCTCGATATCGTGCCGCGATGGAGGAATTCCATGAGGGCCCATCCCGTCTCTTCTGACACATCATCAAGCACCAGCACCGTCTTGTCCTCCAAGTCATAATCCGAATGCTTCAGCACGGCTTCAAAGTACGGGACGGTCCGTGCGACAACTCCGCTCACCCTCCACTTTTTTTTCCCGACGCACAACCAGAGGGGAGCGGCGTCCTCAACGGTTCCTTTGAGCACGTCCTTGTACAACGCATGGGCGATGGCGTCCCAACGCTCCAGGTGCCGTTTGCGGTATTCCACGTCTCGCGCCTCGCGCTCCATGGCCGCCTTTTTCTCGGGTGAATAATGGAGATACACACTACCATAGCCCTTTTCAGGGGTAATCCGCAACGATTCCGCCCCGTCGAATTCTTCCACCGCGACCCACTTTCCCGCATCCACCCACTCGACCTCGATATTCTCGTATCCACCCAGGTAGGGGTCCCCCAGTTCAATTAATTCCTCAGGGGTCAACGGTCGCTTCTCGAGCTTGGCGCAAAGGACGGTGGCGTTTGTCGGGTCCATATCATAGTTCCATGACGACGACCACCCGGAACCGTACCCATAACTAACCGCGACCGCCACCTTTTCCTCGGTCGGATGCATCACCTGCCCGTGGGCGTTGAGGCGATACACATCACCGTTAATCTCCAATCGTTGGCTCATTCTTATTTCTTAGTTGGGTGTAATAATGGTCCTCTGACATCAGTTTCTCGCCATTCCAATTCTTTCACGTACCACAAGCGTCCTCCTTGCTCGGATTATGACCTCTCGCCTGTTTAAAATTGATATTCAAATTAATATTTTTACAAATGGAAAAATCAAATGAGTCAAGTATTCGATATTTATTGGCAAGCCTGGGGATACGAACAAGCCCAACTGCAAAAGCAACTTTATATTAAAAAAACAAGCAACAAGCTTGACAAGATTATAAAAAGTATGTATATCAACGCTCTATCTAAAATGATATTTAAATTTCCGACTCCAGAACTACGAAATGAAGATTTAAAAAGGCTTTTGTCAATTCCAAAAGATATCGACTTCTTTATGAAAGATTTGGAACTTTTATCACAAATGTGCTTACAAGGCCGGTTGCCTAATTTTTGGCAAGAAGGAGCACATCCAAAATATAATAAATACAACAGGTGTCGCACTCGCATTTTCAGACTTAAACCTTTCATCCATATAATACCTAAAGGAACAACATTAGATTCTCTTTTCCGTGTAGATGCAATCGTATGTCTTTTCTAGTTGTGTCATAACCTCTGACAGATGGGCTCGTCCCGGACGTTTTTCAGCACGCCTCAGCACGCCTCAGCACGCCTCAGCACGCCTCTTTTATTTTTCAGCACGCCCTAAATAATTCTAATTTTTCAGCAAGCAAGCATTTTTATTTTTTTTTTCCTAAAAAAAAATAATCCAATGATTTATAATTTTTTTATTCTTTTGGATTTTTTTTTCATCTTAACGGAAAAGTTTTTATAAATATAAAAAATGGAAAAGAATTGGTGGGACCGGGTCTACTTTTATTCTTCTCTCTATGACAACGACGACATCAAAGGCGTCGGTATTCGCACGCCCGCCCAGAAATTCATCCAACAGGGCAAGGTCGCCGCGAGGAAACTCGTCAGCCTGAATTACCTCACCCATGAAGAAGGCGAAAACTTTGCAACCTCGGTGCTCTCTAGAGTACCACCAGGAACGCTCAACGGCGGTGCCCTCGCCCTTGCCTACACCACCTATGACCCCATGACGAGGACCTATCTAGAAACACCAAGCACTACCGTCTCGTCTGAGGTCAAGGCCTACCAAAAACGACGGTGCTGGCGAACCCTCGTCAAAAAGCTGGAAGACGACCCCGGCCTGGCGTCCTTTAAGCAGGACTATGGGGTCACCGCGCCCGACCTTTTGAGGTACTTTTATTTTCTCCGAAACCTTCGGACAGACAGTTATTCGATGCCCGTACAGGAGGAGGAGGACCAGGAGCAAGACGTGTAATAAAAAAAAACATGTTAAACACAAAAAGGTAGTCATAAAACATGCCGAATCGACAAGAATGCCCGGTCTGTGCCGAGACGGTCCGGAAAGACCTTATCGAATGTCCCCGGTGCGCCTACAAGGCGTGCTCGTCATGCATCCGGACCTACCTGCTCGGTTCTCATTTCGACGCGCACTGCATGAACTGCCGCCACACGTTGGACCGTCGGTTCATGAGTCACCATTTCCCGCGCTCCTTCATCACGACCGAGTTCAAGAAGCACCGTGCGGACGTCCTCCTCGAACGAGAACGGTCGTTGTTCCCTGAGACCATGGCGCGGGTCCAGAATGACCTCCTCCAGGAACGGCTCCTGGCCGAGATGGCCCTTATCGAGAAGAAAAGGAGAGAGTTGACCAGCGAGCTCGTGCGTGTCCGGCACCAGCTCTACCGCGCGCAGCACCCGGTTCAGGGGCCATCCGGGCCGTCCGGGCAGTCGAAACCTCTTTCTGTCCGTCCGTGCATCCACGAAGGCTGCAAAGGGTACCTCGATGAACAGACGGGTGAATGCGGGCTGTGCCTACAAACAACGTGCCTGGAATGCAACGTTGCCAAGGAGCCATCACACGCCTGCCGGCAAGAGGACAAGGACAGTTGGGTGCTCATCCGGTCGTCCACCAAGCCTTGCCCACGGTGCCACGCTCGCATCCATCGGATATCGGGCTGTCGGCAAATGTGGTGCCCCGTGTGTCATAGCGCCTTTGATTACCTGACGGGTAAGATGGAGACGGGCGTCATCCACAACCCTCACTATTTTGAGTACCTGCATCGGACGGGGGCCGAGGCACAAGCCAACCCTCACGCACCGTACCAAGGCGGCCTCCTCCAGCTTCAACGGGCTGTCAAAACACAGCATGACCGCGAGGCGTGGTACCAGTTCTATCGCGCCATTACTCACGTGCGACACATCGAGATGCCAAAGCGCCGGGACGCCACCCTTTTACCCTTTCACGACACGACCCTCGACCTGAGGAAGCAGTTTATGAGAAACCAGCTCGACGAGACCACCTACAAGAAGCGCATCCAGGAACGAGAAAAAAAATGGCTCAAGGACAAGGACCTCTTTACCGTGATGCAGACCTTTGTCGAGGTCGGGGCCGACCTGGTCCAGAGTCTTCGCCACGAGGAGGAACCCGACGTGTGGCAAGTCAAGGCCGTCCAACGCTCTTCCCTCCGCGTCTTTTTCAACGACAGCGTCCAGGACATTAATTTCCAGTACCAGAGCAAGGTCCCGGTGCTGAATGAATTTTTTATCCTCCAAACATTATAATATTTCCATCTATATATAGATAGAAATAGAAATGGTTGCGACTCCTACGACATCTGGTGCCGTAAACGCCCTCACCATGACTACACTCCGACAACTCACCACCGCGCAGGTCGCCGCGATTTCCACTTCCTTGATCCCCTCGTTTTCGACGACCCAGATGGGCTGGTTTCAAGCGACTCAGGCGTCCGGCCTCACCGCCTCTCAGGTCGCCGTTCTCTCCACGGCCCAGGTCGCCGCGCTGACCGCCATCGGTTCGCTGACCACGTCCGCGGTGGCCGCCCTTTCCACAACCCAAATCGCTGCCCTCTCGACGACCCAGGTCAGCACGATGTCCGCCTCTCAGGTCGCCGCTCTTACCGCCACCCAGGTGGCCGCCCTGTCAGCAGAACAGATTGGTGCGTTGTCCGCCTCTCAGGTCGCCCGTATTTCCACGTCTGCACTCACCGGCCTCACCACCAACCAGGTCAGCGCCTTGTCGAATACCCAGGTGGCCGCTCTCATCGCCAACCAGGTCAAGGTGCTCTCAGATTCCCAGATCGGCGCCTTGTCCGCAGACCAGGTTGCCCATCTTTCCTTATCCGCGGTCGTCGCCCTCTCTACTCATCAAATCAGCGTCCTCTCCACAACCCAGGTGGGTGCCTTCACCGCCATCCAGGCTGGTTTCCTCTCAGCGACCCAGCTCAGCGCCTTGTCCACCGAGCAGGTGGCCGCGCTCTCCACGTCCGCTGTCAAAAAAATCTCCACCACCAAAATAAAGATCTTCTCGGCGGCCCAGGTGGCCGCTTTCACTACAGACCAGGTCAGCGTCCTCACCGCGACCCAGATTACCGCCTTTACCTCCACCCAGGTGGCGAGCATCACCGCGATCCAGGCGGCCGTCCTTACCTCTACGCAGGTCAGCGGGCTCGCAAAGACGGTGGCGTCCCTCTCCACTGACGCGGTCGCCGCCCTCTCCCCGGCGGTGGTCCCGCGTCTTCAGACCAGGTCGCTCACCACTGCCCAGGTGGGCGCTCTCTCCACCACCGCAG